TTTTTAACACTCTGAAATTTGCTATGATTTTGTTATTGTTGTTAAAGCCCCGTCAGAAATGTCGGGGCTTTTTTTATTCTGGAAAAGAGAAAGGAAGCGACTAAAGAATATTACTAGTATTCATTAGCCGTCCCATCATATGAACTACCCATACGATAAAACCAAGGCCTCCCCGCCTGATCAGGCGTTCGGAACCTTATCACGTATTGGTAAGTTGATAAATGTTAAGCGTTTTAAGATGTGAGAAGTGTAAAAAGAAGCTATGCGAATATGACGGTAATGTCGTTATTAAGTGTAATAGATGTAAAAGTATAAATCGTTCGAGCGCCATGAGTGCCGGGGAATATCCCGCGAGTATTAATGGAGTAGAGTTTGAGCGAGTTACATGTAAACCAAGATAACCTAAAGTTTTACCACAATGATTGTATAGAGGTTTTAAAAAGAATACCGGATAACAGTGTTGATTTAATTGCAACTGATCCTCCTTATTACAAAGTTAAAGCAAATAGTTGGGATAACCAGTGGGCTAGTGTTGAAGAGTTTTTAGCATGGCTAGATGATGTGTTATTTCATTATTACCGAGTGTTAAAGCCAACAGGTAGTCTTTATCTTTTCTGTTCTCCACAGTTGAGCGCAGAGACTGAGCTTTTAATCAAAGAACGCTTTAAAGTACTTAATCATATTGTTTGGCGTAAACCTTCAGGTCGATTCCTTGCTCATTGTAAAGAAAACTTAAGAGGTTATGCAGCTCAAACCGAACGAATTATATTTGCTGAACATTATGGTTCCGATGGCTCATCTAAAGGTCAGATTGGTTACAGCGCAAAAAAAGAAAAGGCTAAAAGAAACGCTTTTAAATCAATAATTGATTACTTTAAAAGTGCGCGTAAAGAATTGAATGTACCGGCTAGCGCAATCAATAAGGCAACCGGCACGCAAATGTGCAGTCATTGGTTTAGTGAAAGCCAGTGGAAACTGCCAACCGAAGACCAGTACATAAAGCTTCAAATGTTGTTTGCTCAATTCGCTAAAGATAAATTGAACACTCTTTATCGTGATTACGAAGATATTAAACATGAGATGAAAGGTTTGCATGTTGACTATTCAGAATTAAAAGCAGAGTTTGAATTATCAAGAAGATATTTTTCAGTAACCAAAGATGTTCCATTTACTGATGTTTGGGATTTTAAAGTAGTACAACCATACCCTGGTAAACATCCATGTGAAAAGCCGTCAAATATGATGGAACACATTATAAATACAAGTACACGACCAGGCGATACCGTATTAGATACTTTTGCTGGTTCTGGCGCCACATTAAAAGCAGCTTTAAAATATGGGCGCATTGCTATTGGCTGTGAATTTGAAGAAGAGATGTTTTTAAAGACCAAGGCTGAATTAGCTTTGTATTAATTACTTACCCTAAGCCACCAACAGGTGGTTTTTTTATGCCTGAGATAAAGTAAATATGCTCCATTACGGACTTAAATCAATTACACACGCTAAAGAGTTAATCGCTCAAGTTGTATTTGTATTGGGTGGTGGTGAGCCAGCGTTTAATTTATTACTTGAAACATCATGTGCAGAAACACAATGCGGCACATATCCAGATAGGCATCCTGATAAGTTAGGTGTTGGCCCCAACCAGCATGATGAAATCAACTTAGTTGACATTCAACAAGAAGGTGAACAGAGACACTTCGATATTATCAAGCGTGAGTTTGGCTACGACATTGAGGCTATCAAGCTTTCTGATTTAGCTAACGACCCGTTACTTTCATTTATCTGCTGTCGTTTATCTTACAAAAGAATCCCTGAAGCAATACCAAATGACTTAATAGGTCGCGCTCGATATTGGAAAGAGTATTACAACACTGCAATAGGTGATGGAACTGTTGAGCATTACCTTGCTTCTGTTGCTGACTGTTTAGGAGATGAATGGAAATGAGTCTATTTAATAAAGTCACTGATTTTTTAACCGGTGGAATGGGCTCGGTTATTGTCGATACTGTGAAAGATTATTTTCCTCCATCAATGAGTGAACCAGATAAAGCGGAATTAGCAGCACGTATAACCCGAGCTGTTAATGAACAGGCAAATAAAGCCGCCTTAATAGCCAATGAAGCTCAATCAGAGTTCAACCAGCGCATTAAGGATATGGAAGGAACAGCAAACGATTTAAAAACAATCCGATTTGTCGGGCCTATTGTAATATTTCTTAGAGGTTGCCAGCGTTCAGTGTGGGGTTATGCCACTTTATACATGGACTTCATGGTGTTCAGTGGAAGCTGGAAGCAGTTATCAGATATGCAAGAAAGTGCGCTGTGGGTTATCAACCTATTGGTTCTAGGCTTTCTATTTGGTGAACGTGCAATTAAGAATCTTATGCCATTGATAGAACGATTAATAAAGATAAAGCTAGGTGTTAAGTAATGGAACAGTATCAAGTAGTGGTTACATCTATTGCTGTTATTAATTTAATTGCGGCCTTATTTATCATGCCTTTGCTAAAGCGATTGGGTGTAGTAGAAAAAGAGTATCAAGAATTCAAGCTTGAAGTAGCGAAAGATTACGTCACTAAAGATGATATGAAAGAGCATGTATCAACACACTTGGCCAGTATTGAAAACAAAATCAGTTCTCTTGAAAAGCTAATCAAGCAAAGCCTTAGACAAAGTTAGATGAGTAAACGCCAAGCCTGTAGAAAGGTAGGCTGTCCTACAGCTCATACCAATACAAACGGTCATTGTGATAAGCATCAGCATTTATCTGGATGGGGAAAGAACCAACACTTAAAAGGTAATCGACACAAACGTGGTTACGGTTATCAGTGGACAAAGATTAGAGAGCGAATACTCGAGAGAGATGAGTATCTTTGCCAACAATGTTTATCTGAAGGCATATCAGTCACAGCAAATACCGTAGATCATATCAAAGCAAAAACTCATGGCGGTGACGATAGCGACAGCAATTTACAGTCGCTATGTAGGCCTTGTCATGGAAAGAAAACAGCAAGAGAGCGCTTATAAGGGGGGCGGGTCAAAAGTCTAGAGCTTTTGTCTATCAGTACCGCTGCCAAGTGTTGTGTGAGAAATTGTCAAAACTAAAAAGTTTTTTTTAGTCGTTTTACTGGGCTGTAGCGAAGCGAGTCTATGCTAATTGCTTTTATCAAGCCTTAATACATACGCGCTCTGCGTATATATTTTCAGTGTTATTTATTAACGTTTTTCTGACTCAGACGAAAACGGGGTTTTTCTGTGTGTGTTTATAGTTTTTCGGGGGTTAAATGGCTAGACCAAAAAAGTCAGATGCTGCCAAAAAAAGTGAAGGGACATATCGGGAAGACCGAAAACAAACTGAATTAAAATCAGTTGATGGAAAGTTAAAGAATACTGACTTTGTTTTTAGAACGGTTAATTCTACCTACAAGTTACTTGAAACAATCGCTGAAGAGACTGGTGTTTCATCAAAGCAGTTTTGTATTTCATTAAGAATACTTGCTGTTAATTTATGTCAATGGGCCAAGTTAGTAAGGATTGTTGATAAAGACGGGTTTACTTATAAAACGACCAGTACGACTGGTGATGTTATTAAGAAATCTGATGCTGATGCTGAGCAAATGGATAAAGCATTTAAACGTGTCATGGTTGGTTTGAAAGCACATGGTTGGGATCCTGCTAGTGCTGCCAGTGTAGCTGCAGATGACAGTGATGGTAAGAATAAATTATTTGAGGCGTTAGCTACCTTAATGGGCGGCGGTGACTTAGAAGATGAATTCGACTGATGATCTTACTCGCTATCAAGACGCCTTAGAAAAAAACGCGACAGTTGATGATGCAATACAATATGCGCGAGATGTTGTTGAATCAAATATTGTTGCTGGAAAGTTATTAAAACAGGCTTGTAAGCGTTTCCTATTTGATCTGAAGTATGGTGATAAGCGCGGTATAAAGTTTAGTCGTAACAAAGCGACTAGAGCCCTTAATTTTTTCCCGATATTTTGTTGTCACATTAAGGGGGAACTTGAAGGCGAGCCAATAATTCTTGAACCATGGCAAGCTTTCATCATTGTTCAGGTTTTCGGATTCTTTAAACGGAATCGGAAAAGGAAGTGGGTAAGGCGTTTTCGTTGGATATACATTGAAGTTGCCAGAAAGAATGGTAAGTCCACTTTAATATCGGGTATTGCACTTTATATGCTGGCCGTTGATGGGGAAGGAGGTGCAGAAGTATGGTGTGCAGCAGTAGATAAAGACCAAGCGAAAATCGTTTGGGATGCAGCGGTTGCAATGATAGAGCTATCGCCAGCATTACGTGAAGTTCTTAAAATCACAAAATCAAAAAACATAGACGAGTTACCGAGTGAGTATTCTAAGGTTCAGCCTCTACCCAAAGACACCAAAAAGATGGACGGCTTGAATGTTCATTGCGGCATTCTAGATGAAGTACATGCCCATCCAACACGAGAAGTATTTGATCTCGTAAAAGATGGTATGTCTTCAAGGCTTCAACCTTTTTTGGCAATGATCACCACTGCTGGGGTGAACAAGAATGGTATTTGCTATGAACAACGCAAGTATGTAGCAGAGGTATTAGATCCTGAAAGTGAGACCGAAAATGATTCTTATCTTGGAGTTGTTTATTCGATTGACGACGATGATGATCCTTATGATGAATCAGCCTGGCCAAAAGCTAACCCTTGTTTAGATGTATCTAAGCCGGTTGATTCAATACAAGAAAACGCAAAGCTAGCTAAAATATCTGGTGCAGCTCGAGTCAACTTCTTGATCAAAGATTTAAATCGCTGGGTTGATGGCGGGATCCGATGGTTAGAAATAGCTAAATGGCGTGCATGTGCCGGTGAGCTTCCACCAGATATTTATGATCTTCCTTGTTGGCTTGGTGTTGATTTATCAATCAAGGGTGATTTAACAGCCCTTGTTAAATTATTTAGAGGTCAAGGCGTTTGGTATGTAGAGACTGAATTCTACTACCCGAAAGAATCATTACAGTTTTTACCACCAGAACAAAAGCCAAAATTCAAACAGTGGGAACAAGATGGTCATTTGAATATTATGCCAGGTCACATGATTGATCTAGACAAAATTGAAGATCGAATCGTTGAGCTATACAGAACTTTAAACATTATTGAAGTCTGTGTTGATCCTTGGAAAGCGCACCAACTTAATTTTAGATTGGGGAATCAAGACATCGATACGTTAGAAGTCGGACAAACAATTAAAAACTTCTCAGAAACGATGGAAACAATAGATGGCTACATTGATAGCAGCATTATTGTTCACGATAACAACCCCGTCATGGACTGGAATATGAGTAATATCGAAGTATCAATTGATAGAAATGACAACATATTCCCTCGTAAAGCTAACGACGATAGAAACAACAAAATTGATGGTGGCTCAGCATTGTTTACAGCTGCCCACCGAGCATTCATAGGCGGCGGTGAGTCTGTTGCTGCACCGGATATAATATTATTATGAACCTATTGTTTTGGCGTAAAGAAAAAACAACTTCAGAGGTAAAGAATAGTGCTGAAGCCTCTTCTTTGTATGATCTACTGTCAGGAGGTACAACAACTAACACTGGTAAAACAATTAACGAACAGTCGGCAATGGCAGTATCAGCTTACAATGCATGCGTTCGACTAATCGCTGGAACAATAGCTTCATTACCTCTATCTGTTTATACCAAAGACTCTAAGGGCAATAGAGAAAAACAAGAAACCCCTGTTAGTGAGTATCTGAATGTTCGTCCGTGCGCCGCGTTTTCTGCTGCTGCATTTTGGGAATACATAGGTAAAAGCTTGATGTTGTTTGGTGATGGTTTTGCAATTATCGTTAGAACAAAAGGTGGCGAAATTGCTGGTTTTGCACCGCTACACCCTGATCAAGTTGTTGTACATCAAGTTAAAAATGAATTGCGATATTCAGTAATAATAAAAGATGGTGATGATTTAGCAGTACAAGCTAGCGATATGCTTCACTTCCCTAGCTTAGGTTTTGATGGAGTTCGTAGCTTAAACCCAATTAAGCATTACATGAAAGAATCTCTAGGGTTATCTGTTGCTAGTGAAGAATTTTCAGCGAAGTTCTTTGCAAATGGAGCACGACCTGATTTCGCATTAACTACTGCCGGTAAATTGGATGATGACCAAGTTAAACAATTACGTGATACATGGGTAGCCAGACATAGCGGGTCAGGAAACGCACATTTACCAGCGGTTTTGTCAGGTGGTCTTGATGTTAAGCAATTAACAATGAGTGCTGAGGACAGTCAGCAATTAGAGGGTAGGCGATTCCAAGTTGAAGAGGTCGCGCGAATGTGTGGTGTTCCTGCGCATATGATTGGTGAAACAACTAAAACAAGTTCATGGGGCTCTGGTGTAGAGCATATGAGTATAGGATTTGTTAAATATGCTTTGCGACACCATTTAAACCGGAT